TCCCGCCTTGGTTAATGTGCTTCGGGATCCGCCCCAATCCGCCACCCCCGCCGCCTCCATGTCGCCGTCGACCAGGAGGTTCGTCCAATCCGTCTTTCCGTTCGTAATCAATACCTGCCTGCGACCGACCGCGAGATCCGTCGGCTTGACCCACGCCGCGAGGGTGAGCCGACGGTTTGCGAATGACCTGTCGACCTGTTCGACCTTGATGTACTGAACACTGAACACCGCGAGCGCGTCCGCGTGGATCGCGATCGAGTCGATGGCCGCGGCGCAAAAAACGTAGTCGACGTAATCCCCGTCGGCATCGTAATTCCCGCAGGCGTTCCCGCCGATGGACACGCCGAATGTGCCGGCACCCGCGTAGTCGGTGATCTGGTACGTCACGCGGTACAGGCCACCCTCGAGTATCGTCGTGATCGTCTGCTCGATCTTCGACGCCGTTCCGGAGTCGTGATGGGCAACGCCGAACCCGATCGCCCAGTCCACTCCACACGTCCACTCGGCGCCGACACCCGTGAACTCCCCGTTCTGCACGACGTTCTCGGCGAGATCAACCCAGTCGTTCACGCCGTCGAATCGCAACCCCCTGACCCATGGGGTCGAGACCGCGGTCGCACCGTAGATGGTACCATTTTGTGCAGGAGCGACCATTATTCACCCTCGCCGTCAATCGGTTTTTCCAAGGCCGCCTTAGCGATCGCCGCGTCCAAAAGCGTTTCGGTGAGCAGCGGCCCGAGAGATTCCATCATTTCCGCCGTGTCGGATTTTTCGGGCGCTTTGCCGTCCTCGGCTAGTGTGCCTTTGCCGCCCTCGAACACGGCGGATTTATCGGTCTTGTCTCGCACTTTCGCCGCCCATGTATCGAGGAGCGCTTGTTTTTCGGCATCTAGTTTCGCCATTGGATTACCTCAAAACCGTTGGATATGATTGAATTCTCACATAATCTGCTTTGACGTATCTAGCGGTAGTGCCCACCGACTTAGTAATACCCCCGTTGACCAGCTTTATCCCTGTCGTAACGGCGGGGAGATTGCCTTGCCCGCCAGCCGGGGACACCAAAACATTATCCAACCATCCATCCAAACGCGCGCCGCTAGACGATATTTCGAGTCTGTATTTTTGCCACTCCGCGCCCGTGGTCCCGTAGATCGGTTGCACCCCCGTATCCGTAACCGTATTTGCGGCGCCGCCCGCCGTTTTGATAGATTTGAGGCGCAGTGTCGTTCCTAATCCCGCACGATCATACAGGAAATAACCGCCCTCGGTATGCGCGCCGCCTGTAATGTTGTCGCCAATCCCAAAACGGAAAATATACTCTTCTGCAGGCGCGCTTATGGCGGACAACGATAAAGACGCCTCAACCGCGCGGCAACCGGCCCCGAGAACGTTATTCTGTACAGGCATCGACACGCTATCTGGACCTTCTATCAGCGAATATCCCGCGGCGGTGGTGCCCGTCGTAAGACCCACAAACCCCTGCCGCCCCCCTGCGGTAATCGCGAGTGGATTGGCCGCAGCGGCCGCGCCTGCAACTCGCGGTTGCACGGACAGGCTACCGATATAGTTTGTCGACGCTGTGTATTCGACAAAATCGAGCGTCCTGTCCAATCCCATCGCCGGATCACCGACCGCCGAGTCGTATACCGACGACTCCCAAACGCCCGCCGCGGTAGAGTTATCGACCAGGTACGCGGTAAACGTCGCGCGCGGCGGGACGCGGTGCCACACAGTGTTGTCGGAGTTTTTCACGCCGATGAATTCGGGTGTGCTATTGAAAATCACGTACGCCTTGCCGACGCCATACATGGTCGCATCGCCGAGATCGTACACCTGCATGATCCCGGTCCCGGTCGCCATGAGCTTCGACTCGAACGTCGGCCCGAGCGTGGTTGTAGTATCGTCTGCTGTCGTGAGTATCTGCATTTTCAATCCTCCGTCAGTGCGGCGGCTCGGGTGTAAAATAGTGCGGCTCGTCGTCGAAATCGTCCTCGTCCTCGACCATCACGCTCCACTCCGCGGAATTGATGGCGAGCCCGCCGACGTTGTCCATCCGATAAAAGCTCCGCAGATCATCGTCTGCGACTCGATGGATCTGTTGGTCTGCGACGTCGACCGTGGGCCCGGGCGCGATCTTGAGCGCGCGGATTCCGCTCTCATGTGCGAGCGTAGTTTTCGTGACGACGGCATCACCACCTGGGGTCCATGCGGTCGTGTCCGGGCGCTCCATATTCCAGTCGTCGAAAAAGTCAGCCCCGGAAACGGAACCGCCGACGAAGAAAATAAACGGCCAGTGGCGAAAGTTGTCCGGCACCGTGTAGTTGAGCGGCGCGCGTGTGATCTCCTCGTTGACGAGGAGGCTGTCGTGACCGTCATCCGAGCGCGCACACGAACCGCCGGAGCCGCACCCGACGCCACAACCACACGTCGCGACCGCGGTCGATGAGAGCAGGAGAGCCGGATCGATCACCGGGTTGTTTTGCCAGACGGAGACGGTGAACCCTGCCGCGGTCAACCGCGCCTCGAGATTGTCCTCACTCCCAGTGCCGAGAGCCCCATACACCACGCCGTCTAGGTACGTCCGACGCTCCGCATCGGTGAGTGTCAACTCGGTCAACACACCGAACTCCCGCTCAAGATCCTCGAGTTGTCGTGTCGTGAGCGGGTGTCGCAAAACGGCGAGAGCGGACCCGGCATCGCGCAAGATCTCAAAGCAGTCTGCCACGCCGTCGAGCAAGCGGTCGAATCCTCCGGCGTACTTCGGCGCCCACGCGGAACCGCGCGGCAGAAGTGCGTTGAGTGCTTTGCGCGCGAAGGTCGTCATGGATAGACCGTCACGTAAGTTGTCGCGCCGCGGAACGCGAAGAGCTCGCCCTGGGCGAGCTGGTACGATGTCCTGTCCGTGCCGTCGACTGTGAACGCAACGTAATCACAACTCCCGCCGACGCCGCGGAGAATGCCTTGTACGACGTTCGAAAGCGTCGACCTCGAGATCGTGTCCGTGCGGTCGGCCGGGAAGTCCAGCCCGCCCACGTGGCAGCATACTCGATCGGTATAGTCGACCAGGGCCGCGTCGATTTTGGCCTTGACAGCGGTTTCAATAGCTGCATCCACGTCGAGCCCAACGACGAACGCGAGCGCGAGGGTTCTGTATGTGGACTCGACGTACAGGCGATCGTCGACGAGGCCGAGCGGCATGCGTGCGATTCCGGTCTCTGGATCCGTGTTGAGCGCGATGCGAACGTTGGCAAGCGTCCCGACCGGGCAATCATCCGGGTCGGAGATCGACTCGACGTACACGGTGCGGTCTCCTGGTAGCGACTCGTTGCGGAGTGTCATCGCCTCGGTAGCGCAGTCGGTGAGCGGCCCGACGACGGTGAGCTCCGCGGTGGTCACGCCGAGAATCTCCGTGCTGATATTGTCAGCCGGAACGGCGTCGCAACCCGAGATCGTGACGACGTCTCCCACCGCAAAACCGAGCGCCTCAAAATCGGCCGAACCCTCGGACGTGATGACGTACGGTGAGCCGCCCCCGGTGTCGGCAATTGAGAAGTCATCGCTTGCGAAAAACGTGACCGGTTTGCCGCTGTACGGAAACACGCGCGCGACATCGGCGACAGCCTCACCCCATAGCCGGTAGTCGGCAGCATTGCCGCCGCCACCTGCCGCGCGGATACGCGTGAGAACTCGGCGACGATAGTCGGTCTCGGTCTCGCGGTCCTCGCCGACGACGGGTTGATCACTTGCCGTGACCGTAGCCGTCGCCGCTGCTCCCGCGAGCGGAACAACAATGGACAGGATCTCGCCAGTCGTGAGGTTTCCGTCTGCGCCCGGTGTCGAAGCGATGACGTTGAGGATTGCGTCGCTGGCACCGTCGGCCGTGACGTCGACCATGGACGTGTACGTCTCTCCAGTGGAGTCCGACGTGAACGTCGTCCCGGATGAGACGAGCGTTCCGGGTGCCGCGGTGAGATGGAGCTCGAGGACGGCGGCGACGGCCGGATCGACGTACACGCCGTAGTTGTTTCCGATCGTTTCGAGGTCGGCGCCGGTCGCCGTGAGTGCCAACGATTGCAGGGATCGATCGCCGACGTACTTGTAGACGCCGGTGCCGAACATCGCGAGGGCGACGCTGAGAACGCGGTTGAACGCTCGGGCGACGGGCGGTGTTGTCTGATTTATCCGCACCTCGATCGCCGCGAGGAACTGCGCGGCAAGCTGTTTTGCGGTCGGTATCGTGAAGGCCATCTAGTACCTCACCGGGAGCCGAGCATGCGCCGGGTCCGTCTTCTGCGCTGTCCAGTTGGGTCCGTTCCGCGTGACCGCGAGTTGCGCCGCCGACCCGCCGCCCGGTGGCGTGATTGTGACGCTCGCGCCAATCTGCCGTCCCGTGGGATTGCTCATCGAGAACGAGATGGCCGATGCGATCTTCGCGCTGATCATCCACGCGAGAGCGGCGCGTCCGATTGTGGTCAGGCGGTCGAGCGTCGTGAGTGTGATCGCCTCAGTGACGGCCGTGCGCTCGAACGCCGAACCGACCGCCTCGTTGGGCCCAGTGAGCAGCGCGTTTCCCGCCCATCCGTCATCCGTAAACAGCGAGAGGATCGCCGCGTTTTCGAGTCCACGGTCCATGATCGGCTGCCCACCGACGAAATAGATCTCGGCGCCATCCTGCTCGATCTCAACGCGCGGATCGCCGTCCCACTGGTACGCCGTGCCGGTCATGGCACTTTCACCGTCGAGACCTTTGCGGCCGTCATGTCGGCGGTGGATGGCGTCGCAATTTTCGCCACGGTCCCAGCCGGTCCGGCATCCACGGTGGCGGTCGTGATGTGGATGTGGTTGTCGAAATCACTCTTCAATTGATCGAACGCCTGTTTCATGTCCGTGTAGGCTACAACCCAATCGGCAGATCCGTTTAGCTCCATAGATCCGTTGGTTCTAAAATGAACCCAAGATGACGGCACGCCTCCTGCGATGGAGTAAATCTTGCGCTCGCCGCTCGCCGTCGTCGGGACTATGCCGTCATCTCCCGCCACTGCGATCTTATACGCCGAGCCGATCGCCGTTATCTCGACGCGTGTGCCGACGGGCGGGTGGAAATCGTCGCCCATGGCGCACATCATTTCCACCGACTGCACATCGTCAACGTCACCGCACTGCACCCGGAGAACGAGCACATCTCGCGCGCCGTCTCGATTGCGCCGAATCTCCGAGCCTTTGACGACGCCGATCATGTTGTCTCCTCGTACCAGGGATCGGGCAACTCCTCGCCCGTGTAAACCTGCGGCGGTGTCAGGGTCAGGATCCCGTTCGCGCCTTCTTCGGCAAGATCGAACTCGACTTTCGTCACGAGAAAATCGAAACCGCTCGGCAGAAAAAGGCTTTCGGATATGACAGAAATCATGGTGCCCGACTCCCAAAGATTCCCATTGCGATCGTACCATGAGGAAACGGGGATTTCGAGTGTCATCGACTCGCCGAGCGCTTTTGATCTCTGCCAGTTCGCGGCCTTCTGCATATCCGATCCCGCCGACTCGTCTGCCGAAAACGACAGCATGCGATGGGAGGGCACGGCTGGATCGTTTGCCGTCGCCGTCGCCGCATGCTTCCCAGGGGACTGCCCGCGCGCCGTGTACGAGGCGAACCGGGCGCGGCCGTCGAACGTCGCCTTGCCCTCGGTAAGTGGCGGATACCCCTCGACGAAACAGTCGACCGGCTCGGATGACTCTGCGCGGTGGAACAGCAACTTGCCTTGCGCGGTGCACGAAATCTGTACGCCTCGTTGAACCGCGAGCGAGCCGAGGTGTTCTAGAATCGACTGCCCCTCTTGCGCGGTCACGCGATCGAAAGGCGGATCGTCTCCCGCCTGCCAGTCGACGGCGACGCCGATGCCCGAGCACGCCTCCTCGGCGCGCGCCTTGAGCGAGACTTTGTTGCGCTCGTACGGTGGGCGGATCGTGCTGTCGATGAGATCGGCTGTGAGCGACCACCCCTCGAGACGGATCGATCGGCCGTCCGCGGCGAACTGCGGAGATACTTTGTAGAGCCATCCGCGGCACTGCAAGATCCC